GAGGTTGATCTCGTCATAGCCGAAGCCTTCCCCGATGCGCGCGGCCTCGGCCAGCTTGCGCGGATCGGACCCGCCGAGCTGCAGCGCCACGGGATGCTCCTCCGGCGAAAACCCGAGCAGCCGTTCGCGCGCGCCCTGGATCACCGCATCGGCCACGACCATCTCGGTATAGAGCAGCGCCTTGCGCGTGAGCTGGCGGTGGAAGAAGCGGCAATGCCGGTCGGTCCAGTCCATCATCGGGGCAATGGCAAAAATCGGAGCCTTGTAAACAAAGGGTTTTTCCGCTTTTTCAATGCCTTGGCTCAATTCGTTGACTGCCTGTTTTATCTCGTTCTAGCCTGTTTTTGACTATTTGTCGTACCATGGTACAACAATGTCGTACCGAAACGAGGAATGTTGTACCATGGGAACCATCCTGGCGCGCAAGCGAAAAGACGGCACGACGGGTTATACCGCCCAAGTCCTACGGAAGCAAAAGGGCAAGATCGTCCATCGCGAGGCCAAGACCTTCGACCGGAAGGCCGCCGCCGAAGCGTGGATAAAGAAGCGAGAAACTGAGCTTGCCGAGCCGGGGGCGCTGGAAAGAGCGAAGGCACCAGACGCCACACTTGCCGATGCTATCGACCGTTACATTCTGGAATCCAGAAAGGCGATAGGCCGGACCAAAGCGCAGGTTCTGCGCTCTATCAAGGGCTATGACATCGCTGACATGGATTGCGCCGCGATCCGTTCCGACGACATCGTGTCATTCGCGCAGGAACTGCTTGCCGGTGGACGGCAGCCGCAGACGGTCGGCAACTACCTTTCGCACCTTGCGGCCATCTTCCGTATCGCGCGCCCCGCATGGGGCTACAGGCTCGACCAACAAGCCATGCGGGATGCGCATACAGTCCTTCGCGACCTTGGCACCACGTCCAAGAGCAAGCAGCGGGACAGGCGCCCTACCCTATCCGAACTCGACAAGCTCATGCAGCACTTCGTGGACCGGCAGGCGCGCGCTCCTCATTCCGCACCGATGCACCGCCTTATTGCATTCGCCATCTTTTCCACACGCCGCATGGAGGAAATCACGCGCATCGCATGGGCGGACCTAGACGCTGACCAGAACCGCATTCTTGTTCGGGACATGAAGCACCCCGGCCAGAAAATCGGCAATGACGTCATGGTCGAGCTTACGGCGGAGGCATTGCGCATCATCAACGCTGCACCGAAAACAGACGACCGGATATTCCCTTATTCGACCGACGCAATCGGGGCGGCATTTACGCGAGCTTGCAAGGTGCTGGGGATAGAAAACCTGCACTTTCATGACCTGCGTCACGAAGGCGTTTCCCGTCTTTTCGAGATGGGAAAGACCATCCCGCAAGCTGCGTCCGTGTCCGGCCATCGGTCATGGGCAAGTTTGCAACGCTACACCCACCTTCGCCAGTCCGGTGACAAATACGCCGGCTGGAAATGGCTGGATGCTGTAGCCCCACCCAACTAGCTATCGCCGCCCAGAGCGGCAATCAAAGGACATTACGATGCATATCAAAAACGTTCGGCCCTGCACGGGGCCGGCGAGCGCCAACGGATTCCTGAACATCGGGCGCTTCAACCTCGAAATCACCCCGGAAGTCACGTTGTACGACATGACACTTGTCCGGGCGCCACACGGCAAGCTGCTCGTCTATGGACCGCAAACCGCCTACGGCGCGCCGTCGTGGTCGATGGCGCCCCGAATGCGCAACGAAATCATTCACAATGCAAAGATGCTTTTTGAAGAAGAAATCAACAATGCCGAACATCGCCAATAATCCAATCATCGAAACGCTGCGAGCCAATGATGCACAGATGGCGGCTTCCCGCGACCTGACCGGCAAGAACCGCATGGCTGCCGAACGCTGGCAGAAACGGTTCGGCGGGACCGTCACGCGAGACAGCGAAGGCGACTACTACGTCGTCAACTATACGTCGAAATCCGGCTCAACGCTGTCCTGCCGGTTCGAGGATGGCGCGCCGAAAATGCCTGCACCAGAACCCGCCGACACTGACCCCACGCAAGAACGCCTGACCAGTTTCAACGCCGCAGACCTTATGGGAATGGAGTTCCCGCCGGTTCGCTACATCGTGCCGGGCTACATCGCGGAAGGTTGCACCATCCTTGCCGGCGCATCCAAGATAGGTAAATCGTGGCTGGTCCTGCAAGCCGCAGTAGCTGTGGCGAACGGCTCGACATGCCTTGGCGGCCAATGCGACCAAGGCGACGTTCTTTACCTTGCGTTGGAGGACAACCCGCGTCGCCTGAAGGACCGCCTGCGCAAGCAGCATCCCGCAATGGGTCTGACCGGGCAACAGATGCCAGCATGTCTGCAATTTGAGACGGAATGGCCGCGTGCCGACCAAGGCGGGCTGCAGAAGATTGCAGACTGGCTGGCCGAGCACCCGGCCGCGCGGCTTGTCATCATCGACGTGCTGAAGATGTTTCGAGCTAACCGGAAGGGGAACAAGAACCCCTATGACCTCGATTACGAAGACATCAATCCGCTGTCGAAAATCGCAGCCGAATTCAACGTTGCCATTGTCATCGTGCACCACACGAACAAGGGCGCGCTGTCGTCCGACCCGTTCGACCGCGTGAACGGCACGGGCGGCATATCAGGCGCGGCAGACACGACGCTTATCATGGCGCGTAACGACGAAGGGCTTATCGAGCTTTATGGCCGTGGCCGTGAAATCGAAGAAATCGAAACAGCTATGACCTTCGACAAGACGACCTGCACTTGGAGCGTTCGCGGCAACGCTCACGAGGTAAGCATGTCAGACACCGCGGCGCGTATCGTACGTGCCATGCGGGAAATGGACGAACCTGCCGGGCCGACCGAGATTGCAGCGGCAGCCGGCGTCAAGGTCGGAGATGCCAAACAGCACCTGCCGCGCTTGGCAAAAGACGGCAAGGTTGTGAAAGAAGGGCGCGGCAAGTGGGCGCTGACCAGCAAAGTTATGCCTTCTAATACCCCGCATAACTTTCATAACCAACGTAACTTTCAAACCCCTCCAGACAACGACAACACCCCTTCACCAGAAACCAAAGTTACGAAAGTTACGAAAGTTATGGGGGGAGAGTGTAGGCATAACTTTGAAGAGCCTGCCCTTCCCGACGAGGCCGCAGCCTGATGGCAGCATGGCCCTACAACACAGCGGCGTGGCAGAAGCTGCGCCGCGCCAAGCTGTCATCCCAGCCCTTGTGCGAAGTCTGTATCCGGCGGGAAATCGTGGAGCCGGCGGATACCGTCGACCATATCGTCGCGATCGAGAAAGGCGGGGAGCCATTCCCGCCGCTGGAAGGTCTCATGTCGATGTGCGCGGCCTGCCATAACATCAAGACCAATGCCGTCGACCATCCGGCAGCGTCGGGCTTCAGGCGAGCGTTGAAGGGCTTTGACGTGGACGGCAATCCGCTCGATGATGATGACGATTGGCACACAGCGGCCCACAGCGGCCCACACAGCGCCGTTGGCGTAAACCGGGCAGAGACACCCGCCAAGGCGCAACGCGCGCCAGCGGCCACGCATGGCCCGCCTGTGGCCCCTGGGGGCTTCGAGGGACGGGAATCGACGGGCGCAGGACCGGCGGGGGATACGCGAATTGACTTACTTTCTTGCGAATCATTCGCAACTAGAAATCAGGAGGCTTGAATGGGCCTGAGAGGACCCGGCGCGAAGCCCAAAGGAAAGGGCGGCATCCTGTCGCCAAAGCTGCGGAAGACCCTGCCATGGGAGAAGAAGGGCCTGTCGCGCGTCGAGCGCGTGATCGCCTTCCTCGAAGACCTGCCCGTCACGGCCGGCAAGATGACCGGGACGAAGATGATCGTGCGAGACTGGCAGCGCGAGTTCCTGGAGGCGGTCTATCGGGAGGACGAGGACGGCAATCGGCCCGTTCGGACGGCCGTCCTGTCGATGGCCCGGAAGAACGGCAAGACCGGAATCGCGGCGGGCTTGGCGCTTTGCCACCTGGCCGGGCCGGAAGCCGAGCCGCGCGGCGAATGCTATGCGGCGGCGAACGACCGTTTTCAGGCCGGCAAGATGTTCGCGGAAATGGTGGCGATCATCGGCGAGCATCCCGAGTTGGAGGCACGATGTAATATCATTCGGTTTCGCAAGGAAATCGAGGTGCTGGAGGGACAGGGGAAAGGCTCGATCTTCGCCGCGCTGTCTTCGGATGCCACGACGAAGCTGGGCCTGTCGCCATCGTTTACCGTGGTGGACGAGCTTGGTTATGCGCCGAAACGCGATCTATATGACGCGCTGGACTCCGCCATGGGCGCGCGGGACAATCCCCTTCTCGTGGCGATCAGCACGCAGGCACCTGACGACAACCACGTCTTTTCGACGCTGATCGATTACGGCTTGAAGGTGCAGGCCGGTGAGGTGGACGATCCGAGCTTCCACCTTACGCTCTACACCGCGCCCGAGACCGACGATCCGATGAGCCGGGAGACATGGTTGAAGGCCAACCCGGCCTTGGGCGACTTCCGATCGGAGGAAGACGTTGCCCGGCAGGCGGCGCAAGCCGAGCGCATCCCGTCGAAGATGCAGGATTTTCGCAACAAGATTCTCAACCAGCGTGTCGCCGCGCATGTCCGGTTCATCGCAAAAGCCGAATGGGATGCTTGCGGTGGCGCGGTGGACGTGGAGGCGTTGCGCGGGCGGCCATGCTTCGGCGGACTGGACCTGAGCGCGGCGCGCGATCTGACCGCATGGGTCCTGGTGTTTCCGATGGACGACGGGACGATCCACGTCCTGCCGCGATTTTTCCTGCCGGAGAACGGCATCGCCGATAAGTCCGAGGCGGATCGCGTGCCTTATGATGTTTGGGCGCGGCAGGGCTTCATAGACCTGATACCGGGCAGCACGATCGATCCCGGCTTCGTCGCCGAGGCGATGGCGGAAGACGCGGCACGGTTCGATATTCAGGCCGTCGCCTATGACCGCTGGCGCATCGAAGACCTTCGCCGGGAACTGGACCGCATCGGCGTGGACATGGAACTTGTTCCTCATGGGCAGGGATTCAAGGACATGTCGCCCGCCGTCGACGTGCTGGAGCGGGCAGTTGCGGAAACGAAGTTGCGGCACGGCGGCAACCCCGTCCTGACAATGTGCGCTGCCAACGCGGTCATCACCAAAGACCCGGCAGGCGGGCGCAAGCTCGACAAGGCGAAGGCGGCGGGCCGGATAGATGGACTCGTGGCGCTCGCCATGGCTCAATCAATCGCGGCTCGACATGAGCCGGAGGAACTGCCGGCGTGCTTGCTGGCGGCATAGGGAGGTGGGAAGTTATCTCTTTGATTGAACATAGGAAAGTAGCCTGACCGCCACTAACGCCGTTTCAACTCTCTAAAGGTTGGGAGAGGGTAATTTTTCGGCTTAGTTCCGATTCCGCCCTTTCGCGTGGAGTATAGTAGAGGGGGTCAGTCGCTGACGTGGACCCGCTTCGCCGGAAAATCGCCATCTTTTGGCCGCAACTCGCCTTATTTGTCTTTTGATGGCTAAGCCATTGAAATAGCATGGCGAATTGACTTGACGTATCCCTGATGCCGTTTCAACATGGCAACAGGTGAGAGGGTAATTTTTTGCGTAAGGTCCATTTTCCACCCAATTTTTTGGGGAGGGGGTGAAGGGCTGCAGAAAGTTGCGGCCTAAGTGTTACTTTCCGCATTCTCATGGTTTGTATATATGAAGCCCCTAAAAGCCCCGCTTCACGACTGTGGCAGAAATGCCATGCGGCAGGACGTCGCACTTAGGCTGAAAATAGCCTAAAAACTGCGGCAGGTTGTCGCACCATGTGCACTTTTTGCCTTTTCGCATACAGTATGGTGGAGGGGTAGAAAAAAGGCTTCTGCCCGAACGCCGCTTTCCGGCTTTTCGCGTGGAGTATAGTGAAGCCCACCCGCACGCGCGAGAAGTACCCAAAACTCTTCCCGACGGGAATACTTTGCCAAGTCTCCCCTCGCACGGGCGCGCGAGAAGGTACAAGCTCTTCCTTCATGGAAGAGCTTGGTTGCCCGGTCTCCCCACCCGCACGCGGGCATCTCGGCTGCGCTTCGGCGCGGCTTTTTTTGTACCCGTAAATCTTAGAGCAAAAACTTAGGAGCGACCGAATGGACGCATGGACGTCGCGCGACCAGACGGTTGCGCAGGCCGCCGACCTTATCGGCATAACCCGCAATCACCTTGACCAGATTGTCAAAACCATCGGGCCGATGGCAGACCTTGTATCCGGCAAGCATGGGCACCGGCGCTATTTCAGCCGGCGCGACATCGCTGTCTTACGCATTGCCTATGCAATGGAGCGATTCGGCACAACCTGGCTGTTTGCCATTGCCGACGCCATGGAAGCCGTGGACGCCGGCGTGCGAGGCGACCAGCACCTTGTCGTTCAATGCGCCCGCAGCCTGCCACGGGCGAAGCGCAGTATTCCCGACCGTGACATTGAACGGCTGCAAATCGACCAACCGACCTTACTGGTCCCTGCGGGCCGTATTGTCGAGGAATGCCGGGCCTAGGCCGGCATAGCCCCTATCGGGGCATAACGCCCTTCGGGGCACATCATGGCCGCCATCGAGCGGCCTTTTTCATGCATGGAGCATAAATTGAACGTTCATCACCTTAAAGAGACCCGCGCCGCCAAGATTGCCGAAATGCGGGCAGCTACCGACAACCCGGAAACTTTCGACCGATTGGAAGCGGAAGTCCGTAAGCTTGACAAGGACATCAAACGGGCCGCGACGCTGGCTGAATTTGAGCGGGCCGAGCAGACCGAATCTGACCATAAGTTCGAGGCCGAAGTCCGTGAATATTCGGTTGGAAAGGCCATCCGCGAAAGCGTCAATGGCGGCCTGACCGGGCGAGAAGCTGAAGTGTCGGCGGAACTGTCCAAGGGCCGCGAGGTCCGGGGCGTCATGATTCCGACGAGCGCAATCTTCGGCGAGACCCGCAACCAGACCGTGACGCCCGCTACCGCTGGCGGTCATACCGTTGCCACCAACCTTGGCGGCATGATTTACCGGCTTCGTCCTGTGCTTGCCGTGCAGGGAATGGGAGCGACGGTTATCTCCGGACTCACCGGGAACCTTGACCTGCCGCGCCTGACTACCGGACCCACGGCATATTGGGTGGCTGAAGACGGGGCGACGACGAAATCCGCATCCGCCTTTGACAAAGTGTCGCTTAGCCCGAAGACGGTCAGCGGCGAAATGTATATGTCGCGTCGGCTCGTCCTTCAGAACAGCGTTTCAATTGAAGATGTTCTTCGCCGCGACCTTGCTTTCGTGCTGGCACAGGCGCTCGACAAGGCTGCAATCGCCGGGGTGGGCGTCACGGCTGGTCCGCCTGCCACGAACGAGCCGCTGGGCATTCTGGAACAGATTTCCGCGCACGCAACCAGCGAAACGGAACTTTCCGACATCGCCGCCGACCTGATTGCGGCGTTGGAAATCGATGACGTCACCGGCACGACCGGGTTCCTTACTTCGCCGACCCTAATGGCTACGGTACGTAAGACCAAGGATGAGAACGGACGCCTTATCCCGGCGTCGGAAATCTTCCACGGCGAGCGCGTCGTTTCATCGAACAACGTCCCGGATGATGGCGGCAGCCCGGCGAAGGAACATCTCATTTTCGGCGCATGGTCGAACCTTGTCCTTGGTTATTGGAGCGGCATCGACATCCTGGCCAATCCGTATTCGGACGCAAGCAAGGGCGGCCTGCGGCTCCATGCCTTCCTCGATGCGGATGTGGCCATCCGTCACGACGAGGCTTTCGCATGGAAAGCTGTCGGCGCCGGCGGTTCCTAATGCTGACCGTCGCTGAAGCGAAGGCTCAATTACGCGTCACCTTCGATGAAGATGACGAGTATATCGAGAGCCTGATAGCCGCGGCGGCGGACTACATCGCAGCGACGGGGGTGGAGGTCGACTCCACCCCCCAGCCCGCCGTGGTGCATGCCGCCAAGCTGCTTATTTCCCATTGGTACGAACACCGCGAAGCCGCGTCCAGCGAACCGCCACGCGCGATTGCGTTCGGCGTGGATGCCTTGCTGCAACCCTATCGGGAGCAAACCGTATGACCATGGAAAAACGCGCCGCCGTTGAGGTGCGCGCCGAGGGCCGGAAGCTGACCGGCTACGCGGCGGTGTTCGGGCAAGAGGCCCGCATTGCCGATTTCAGCGAGACGATCGCCGCTGGTGCTTTCCAGCGCAGCCTGACTGGCGGCGCCGATATTCTTGCTCTTGCCGACCACGATCCGAAGCGCGTTCTTGCTCGCACGAAGTCGGGCACGCTTCGCCTTTCGGAAGACGACAAGGGCCTGCGGTTCGAGTTGGACGTACCAGACACCACGGTTGGTCGCGACATCCTCGCATTGGCCCAGCGAGGCGACCTTGGCGGCATGTCGTTTGGCTTTACCGTCGACCCGGATGGCGAGGAATGGAACGGCGACAAACGGACCCTGCACAATGTCAAGCTGCATGAGGTTTCTGTGGTCCAATCCTTCCCGGCCTATGACGGCACCAGCGTTTCGGCCCGTTCCCGCCGCACCGCACAGGACCGGCGCATTGCCCTATTGGAGCTTGAACATGTGGCCATTTAAGAAAGCCGAGACGCGCATCGCGTCGTCTGACCCGTTCCTTGGCGAGTTCCTAGGCGCACGTTGGCAGGGCCGTGCAGACATCGACAAGGCCAGCGGCCATGCCGTTGCACATCGCTGCATCAGCGTCATTTCCGAAAATCTTGCTGCGGTCCCTTTGAAGGTTTACCGGCGCACTGAAGATGGCGGCCGTGAGGCGGCAACGGACCACCCACTATACGAGGTGCTGCACGACCAGACCAACGGCCGCCTGACTGCGTTTGAGGCGCGCGAATGGCTTGTGTCGTCTATTCTGACTCACGGCAATTCGTACAGCGTTATCGAGCGCAATGGACGTGGGCAGGTAACGGCGCTGCATCCTTTGACTGCCGGCAGCGTGACCGTGGAAGTGCTGAAGAACGGGCGGCTGCGTTACAAGCATAGCCTGCCGGATGGGGAAACGAAAACCTACCTTCAGGACGACATCCTGCATCTGCGCTATCGAACGAAGGACGGCGTGCTCGGCATGTCGCCAATTCAGATTGCGGCGGCAGCGTTCGGGCTTGCGCTTGCGCAACAGGACACGGCAGGCGCGGCAGCGGAGAACAGTTTCCGACCTGCCGGCGCGCTGGTTTTCCCTGACAAGTTGTCGGGCGCTGGCAAGGAAGGCGTCATTGACAAGTTCCGCGAACGCTTCGTCGGCAGTCTCAAGGCAAACGAAGTCATGGTGCTGGACGGCGGGGCGAAGTTCGAGACCTTCAGCTTCAACAGCAAGGATTCGGAATTCCTCGAAAGCCGCAAGCTGTCGAACCTCGATATATGCCGCGTGTTCGGCGTCCCGCCATCTGTAGCAGGCATCACCGACGACGCGACCTATTCCAACATTGGCGAGGAATCTCGTGCGCTTGTGCAGCGATGCCTTGCCCCGTGGGCGAAGCGTATTGAACAGTCGCTCAACGTGACGCTGTTGTCGCCGGAAGCTCGCAAGACGTTCTTCGTGGAGCATGACCTTGCAGGCTTGCTGCGGGGCGACCTTGTGACCCGCTACAATGCCTACCGCATTGGCCGCGAGGGCGGATGGCTGTCGTCCAATGAAATCAGGGCATTCGAGAACATGTCGAAAATCGAGGGCGGCGACACCTACGTAGAGCCGCTTAATTACGGGCGCCTCGGCGGCGCGAACGATAACCGCGGCAAGATCGCTGCTTAGGCGACTTGCCAACTGCTAGGAGCAGGCAATGAACATCGAAATATCCAAGATGACGGCTTACCGCGATCCGGTCTCGGTCGGGAGAATACGTAAGTTGGCTTACTTCGATCTGCGGCTAGGGCCGGTTGTGTTCGGCGGGTGCAATATCGTCGAGGAGGAAGGGCGGCTGTGGGCGCGCCTTCCGACCGTGAAGAAGCGCCCGTCCGACAACAACCATTATATCAGGATTGCCGACCACGATCTGAAAGAGGCCGTGAACGAGCGCGCCTTGGCCGCCTATCGGGCCGCGGTAGGTGCGGCATGACCCAGGCTGGCGATCTTCGCGAGGTGATCGAGATTCAGGACTACGTAGAGGTCGACGACGGCTATGGGGGCGCCACGCAAGAGTGGCAGATCGCCTTCACGGCCCCGGCTCGCATCCGCACCCTGAAAGGCGGCGAAACCGTCATTGCGGGCCGCCTGGCAGGCACCCAGACGCTTGTCATTACGGTTCGCTATCAACCCGACATGGAAGACGTAACGCCTGCGTGGCGGGCTAGAAACGCCCGCAGCGGGACGATCTATAACATCCGCAGCGTCGAACCGGACGAGCGCCGCCAGTGGGTCAACCTGCTTTGTGAAAGCGGGGTGCCGGCATGATGAAAGCGGCCAATGATAACCGCCCTACCCTCAATACCGCGTTTCTGCTTATGGCGCAGTATGGCGGCAAGGCGATAATCCCGGTCGATGAAGTTTGCCGGGATTACTTTTCGCATCTGGACCCGGCAAAGTTCATTCGGAAGGTCGGCGCAGGCGAAATCGCAATTCCAATGGTACGGATGGAGAACAGTCAGAAATGCGCGAAGGGCGTTCACCTTCAGGATTTGGCCGATTATCTAGATGAGCGTCGCGCCGCTGCGGTCAAGGAATGTCTACAGCTTACCGGCTAGGTACGACAAAAAGCACACATTGGACGGATTGAAATCAGTATCGCATTGTTTATACAATGTTTTCGTGGTTAGTCCGTCCAGTCCATCATCGGCGCGACGGACAGCACGCGCTCCCCATAAAGGCGCGTTCTGCATGTGTCCGTCACTGGCGGTTCCCGCGTTTCCATGCTGCGTTTCGTTTCCTCAAGCCTTTGGGCACTCTTTTCGGACATCCCCGCGACATAGCATCCGCAGCCGCTCACGCAACCCGAAGGCGGGTTGGTTCAGCAGGAAATGGCCGAAAGGCCTGTCCGATATGTGGGCCCGATATATGGCATGAGCGGCTGCATTGCGACACACCCGGCCGTCAAGGATCAATTGTGGCGGGATATGCGCCGTCCCTGCAACCTTATTCGGCGGGATTCGTTGATCGGGCTGCCGCCGCAGGGCGTGCCAATCCCCTTCGAAAGAAGGCTTGGTCGCTTGATTTT